AGTGTTAGGTCGTACCTCAATCTTCATCCCTTTGTCATCTAATTGTTCACGCATAGCAAGTCTTCCTGTCTCCAAATTGGTTTCAGTAAGTGTTATACCAGTTGCGGACGCATTTGACTGGGAGGCTCCTCCATCAGCACGAGGGTGCGAAACGGAGAAAAGTGGTTTTGCATCTCCACCGAGATATGATGTTGAAAAACCGTTATTGAACACTCCAGAAGCTGCATTTTCGCCAGTGCGTCTTGCGGCACGACCTAAAGCTGCTGGTTTCTTGTTCATTACGTTATACTGGTCATCTTCGTAGAGTTCTTCCGAAATCTTGAAGCCTTTAGTATATTTCAAATGAACATAACGTTTATCATACATCTGGACTGGATCTTCATAATCCACTTGTCCACCTTCACCTGTAACTGCGAGTAGACCGAATCCTGAGATTGCGCTGTCTTTCTCGTCTTGTTTTGTTGACGTATTTACATGAAACAGTTGTGGAAATATTTGTGGCATTTCTGTGTACTTGTCATCAAATATTTCTCTAAATCCTGGTTCAAGTAGGTCGCCAAAGCCACTTCTTAATGAACTCATAATCTATAAAATTAAACTAATAATTAAACCTGTGCGTAAGCATCAAAATTTGATTCAGCAATTTTAAAGAGTCCTTTTGAAAGGTCTGCATCATTGTCTGGATTTCTTTTGATAAGTATTAACGCACCTGCTGTGTCGTGACCATCTTGGTCTGCAACTTGGTCTTGGTCAGCTACATCGAAGAATTTATATTCATCGGCTGCTACCAAATTACCAGCTGTGTCATTGTAAAAGAGGGCTTCCTTGTCAGCTATAACTTGTGCTTTGACTAATTTGTCAGTCGTGTTATCAGACGTTGCGACATAGGTTTTTGAGGAGGATGTCCAAGTCCCATCATAATTTGTGGGATCGGCATTATCCAAATCAATACCGTTGTTATCAACGATTCCAATAACAAATCCTAAAATTCTTGAGCCTGCTGTTGCACGAAGTACTCCTCCACCATTTGCAAGAGTATCCATTTTAACCGCATCTCCTACTTTAACCGTTCCTGAGTTACCAATAAGCACATTGAGTGTTACTGGGTTTTCTTTGCCACCTGATAGTTGGCCTCTATATTCAAATCCTGCCATAATAAAAAAATAAATTTTTAATCATACTGTGCTTCAGCTTTTAGCTTTTCAGCCTTTCGCTTAGCATACTTCTCTTCAGAAATACCCATTTTCTGAGCTACTTCACGTTCACGGGATGTCAGTGTTACGCCTTCGTCTGACTTACCGCTACTTGCGGCAAAGCTGCCTATTGCACCACTCTCATTCTCTTCACGAGCTAATGAGCCAGAGATTCTTGCCTGTTGGACAATTTGGTCCTTGTTGGCAATAAAGTGAGCGTTTTCAAGATAAGCACGAAGTCTTGTGACGGGAATGGAGGCAAAAATATCTTTGATACTTCTCTTTCCACTCGGATCTACGAGTTCTGCAACGGTTGTGGATAATTTTGCGTAACTATCCTTTCGTGATTTTTCATCAAGTTTGTTGTAGCCATACTTGGAAAAGAAATCATTCAGAACCCTATTTTCTTCGGCTGTTCTCAAATCCGATACAATCGGATTCACTTCACTCTTTGGTGCAGCGTCACCTTTTTTGGGATCACGTCCAGGTAAAGACTCTCCACTGGTGAATTTTTTTACACCAGCTTCGACTTGGCGATAAAGGTCAGGATCGCTCCAGATAGCCCTTACGAGCGTATCGGTTTGTTCCCGTAACTTTTTCGCTTCCTCTACCGTTTGAGATTGTTCTCCCAATTTCGATTCAAGTTCGATATAAGCCTTAGCAATTTGCTCAGGCGTTTTTCCCTTGAATTTTTCGGGTAATTGTAAAGGTGCTTCGGATTTTACATCAGTTCCGCCAACTGGTTTTCCTTCTGCGTTCTCTGCTTTAATGGCAGGCGCATTACCTTGATCTGTCATAGAAATTTTTGTGGGCCTCACAATGGCGAGGTTATCCAATTAATAAAATAATATCACCTATTATTACGAATTGCAAATATGTGCCTATTGTGTCTGTTGCGGGAACAGTAAATCCATTATTATCGGAGTGTACGAATTAGAAGGATTGTAAGAGTTCATCAGACTTTGTACGTCATTTTGTTGAAGTGGCCCTGAACCGTTCAATATGTTCATATTTGAATTTGCTCCGCCACCCAAGACTGAAGGAGAGAGTTGATAATTGAGGGCATCGACTGGTGAAGGGAAGGAAGGATTATTCCCCGCTCCCTCTCCAACTGGCAACACCCCAAAAATATTAGAAGAACCTCTCCCTAATGTACTCTCCATCATCGCAAGTCCAATTAAAAGATTTCCCAATCCTGGTCGCTTACGATCAGCTTCAAGTATGGCTTGCATAAACTGAGGATTTCCTATGGTCGAAGGATAGTATTGTTCGGGTGTTTGAGCGGAAGATTGGGGCATTGAGTTAGTGGCTAAACCCATAGATGAGGAGAGTTCAGGAGCCTGTGAGTAGGGTGTGGGAGTAGGACTAGGCGTGGGTTGAGTACTTTGCCCAGAAATAGATTGAACTCCTTCAGCGATAGGACTCACTACTTTGAGAGGTTCTGATGGATTGGTTACATTTCCCCATATATTTTGGAGAGTTGACTTTATCCTTGACATAAATGACTGTTGCGGTTTCATAGTGTTTTAAGGTTTTTTTCTCTCCCTTCGCTCAAGTTCATCCTGAGCATTTTCACAAAGTTGTAATAATACGACATTAGCTGCAACACGGGCGGCATAATATTCGTGTTCTATGGCGTTTCTTAAAACATCATCTTGAGTCTTTGGACGTCTTAACCTATAAATCTGATCCATCTTAATATCTTTCTGCTCACGGGAAAACTTCTGTAGATTGTCCCATATCTCAGGATCAAGTCGCATTTTTGCAAACATGGATAACTGCTCAACAGGAAGAACATGAAGTATGTCTGAACACTCTCCTAAAATTTGTTTTGCCATAGTTATCTTTTGCGACCTAATAATCCAAATACCCTAGACATTAATCCACCTTGTGCGGTTGCCTGACCTGTATCTCCGCCTCCCTGAATCATTGAAGGATTGGTTGCCTTCATATCAGGGTTATAAGGAGGGGATGAACCAGATGGCGGCTGTGTTGTTCCTGCTGCGTTATTTGCGTTAGGAAGCTCCTGGCCAGTCATACTCGCAACATCCCCTCTCATTTCTTGGGCAGTAATTTCGCCCATAACGTGTTTGGATAGCATTTTGAAAGCGGGTTCAGCCATACCCTTACCCTTAGGTGATCTCATATAGGCTGTGTGTATTGCGGTGTGTGCAGCGGTAGCATAAGGAGTTCCCATTTGTGGGATTGGAGCACCTTTGGTTACTTGTTCATTTTCTGTAGATGCTAGATTAATGAGAATTTCCTCACGGGCCTGTGTAACATCTTTCTTTGCGTCTTCAATATGAAAGTCCTGTGGATCTTTATCAAGTGAAGTAAGTAGTTCATCTCCGAGCTTTACGGGATCATATCCGATTCCTGCGGAAGCGAGAGGCATCAACTGGGTAACTGCATCCTGTGTCTGCTTGACCATAAGAGACTTCGAAACAGGCATAGTTGATCCTGCCTTAAATCTGATTTGAAATCCTCCCCGTGCAACTGGTACAAAGTATTCTGGCTTGAGGTCAAAGAATGAATATCCCTTTTGAGGAAGTTCCTGTACCTGCCCACGGGCATCTGTTTCAAGGGTTTTTCCCTCAATTCTAATATTTCTGTATTTCTTCTCATACGTCTTTCCACCTTCTTCAATCATGTATCCCTTGCGTATCCCTTCAGCTTTCATTTTTTCAAACTCAATTCCTCCAGCTTCACCAACTATCTGTTCAAGTCGGGGTTGGGAGTAGAATTGAATTATATTAGCGACTCTCATCCGCCCGACATCAACCAAGAGTCCGTTCTCAAGTCGTCTTAATTTAGCCTTAATAGATTGCATCATCTGTTCCTTTTTAATAGCAGCGTCAGTTGCGGTTATTGGCGTCTGCCCTATGGAGAAGCGGTCATTAACTCCAGTTACACGAGTTGCATCTTTCTGGATCTCGCCCAATGTAAGTCCAACTGAGGCAGGAATATCCCCATACTCAAGCGGTCTATAATTTGAAGGATCATCGACTCTGATATATCCATGTGGGCGTGAGATGGTATCGTCTTCGTTAAATGTTTCATTCCGTCCGATAAGCCACATCTTGTCAATATCAAGATGGTTTCGATCTGTAATCATTCTTCGTATAATATTTAGTTCTTTTTGGATTGACTCAAGGAGTTTTGGTTCACCCTTGTGATAGAACTTATGAGGACGTTTTACGTCATAGGTCATCGCAAAGGGGAGCTGTTTATGTTTATAAGGATTTGGCCCGTCTTTAATCAGAACATCATTCGCCACTATGCGAAGGGAGTCATTTGGTGAGCGGGACCAATACCAAAGAACTTCAACTTCATCTTTCTTGTCTACATCATTTGGGGGTTTGAAATAGGAGTACCAATCGGTATCCCCCCCTGGTCTTACAAACCGTACGTTATTAAACGGGTCCCAGACATCACCTGAAAAAAATGTCTTGAAGTCGTCCAGTTTCATAATGAAACGTCTTACAGCATCACGGCATTTATAAGGACCTCGATTTATTGTTCGGGCTACCTCATCAAAGTAGAGTTCATACGGGGAAACATTCTCCATATAACAGTCATCGTACTCAAATATTTCAGTCTCATTATATTCAGGCAACTTTCTTCCCTTCTCACCTTTTCCCATCCCGACAAGCGATCTTATAAGTCTACGATCTTTCCAGTAATATTCCTGAACAAATCCATTCCCATAAATAAGACAGTCTTTAAGAGTGTTCTCAAGCTCCTCATCACCGTCTGCGGTTTCCCATGTAAAGTTAAAAGTGTGTTTCATTACCGTTGCCCGTGGCTTATCCTCTGCTGAAAGGGGGAGAATAATAGGTTGGGGAGACTGATCGACCATTTCTGATAAAATCTGCTCAACAGTTGATGTAGTGAGAGGAACGTAGTATTTAGCCTGCCATTCTTCCAACTTCTCGTCGATTTTAGAGTATTGATCCCATGCTTTTTCTCCGTCATCCCACTCCTTAACAGCGTCATTTCTCATTGGATTATCCTTCATCGCTCGAAAACGATCATAGACGTGAGCGAGAGACTTTTCCTCTTTTTCTGAGGGTTTGTAATACTTTCTTATTTTTGAGTCTTTTTGTTCAGCCATATAGGTATTTATGTTTTCGATTACTGCTTACCCGTTTAACTGGAGGGTGAATGATGTCAAGGGCGTAAGCGAGTGCATCGCAATTATGAACTAATATATTATTTGCAAAAAACTCGTGTGAGTCCTCGATAAGAAGATTATAGACCTTTATGTAGTTTTCTGTATTTAATTCCGCAGTATTGTTTTCTACAGAATTTTGTGTCTTTGAATGGAGTAGTATATTTTTCGCCACATTGGGTGCATTTTTTTTCAATAAGTCTGATATTTTCCCATCCTTCTCTTGAGTGTATTGTGTGCCATTTCCTTCCTGCCTCGCTTCCATGCCATTTATTAGCAAACTCTCGTGCAATTTTAATGTTTTTTCTTGACATTTCTTTTCTGTATGGTTGACTTGAATGTAAGTGGGCATGGTCTGATTTACTGATAGGTTCAAGATTGGATATTTCATTATTGAGAGAATTTTCATCTTTATGGTGGATATTAAATCCGATAGGAATTTCCCCAAAGTTGTCAATCCAAATCTGTCTATGTAGTGCGAAGGGCGGTTCTTTCCATTTATCATGTCTCCAGAAGTAAACCCTAAGTTGTCTCCTTGTTGATTTTGGATATCTGTGATATTTTTTTCCTCTATACTCGATAGTTTCTCGTTCCATATGTATAGTATATCAGATTGTTTAAGATTGTCAAATCTTTTTACTCCATCATTCGTGATAAATGGATGGTCTGGTGTTGCTGTTATCCCTAATTTGGTGATAGTTCTTTTAAGTCCTGTCATATAAGATTTCAAAACCTTTTTGTATCCATCTCTCGTTAAGACAAAATCTCCCTTAATTACGTTTCTTATCTCTACTTCTCCTCTTGATGTTTTTATGAGGGTTTCTCCTGCTAGACAAGTGTCGTCATGCTTACCTCTGGGAAAACGTAACAATTCGTCCTCTAAATATATGTTATACACTAAATCACGATTATGCAAGACCTTGCCCGAAGCATACTGCGGTTGAAGACCTCGTATTCGTTGCTCTTTATTCCGTCCATCGGGACGAAGCTCAACTATATTAAGCCATCTCTTTCTTATTTCCTCCTCCTTTTTCAATGTATATCTTAGTGTCTTTTGGAAACCGACCTCCTCAATTCCGATAGATTGGGGATGCCATCTCTCAAAAGTTCTAAATATTTCCTCAATCAACTCATCAGGCTTGAGTCTTTCACGGACTATATCAAGAATATATAAATTTGAGTACTGATCGACCCCCACCGTTACAATGGCTGAGTAGTCTGCCTGTTTGTCAAGCGAAATCGCAGGATCAACGAATGTGTAACGGTTCATATCAAGTCCTTTAATATCAGCAGTTTCGTAGTATTTAAACCATTGTCTCTTAAAATCTGCATCAGACGGCGCTACAGGGGAATTCATATACTGACTGGAAAATTGATAGGGTCCCATCTTACG